AACTCTGACCATTCTTCATCGATCAAAGACTTCTGAGTCATATTCTGTTTCGGACCAGTCGGCACAAAATAAGCGTCCCGGAACTCTTTTGCCTGACTCAATAGTGTCGTCCCAGTCTGATTGTGTTTTGTCGAGTTCATGTTGTAGATAGTGGATTGCTTTGGCTAAGTCTTTTCTTTTGTCTCCTTTGTATTCACAACGGCAAATGTATTTGACAGCGTTGGCTTGAAAAAAACTTAAGTTCTGATTAACGATAAAGTCTCCTACTTCCCAGTTGTTTCCGTAGTGTTCAGGTGATTGGGCCATTGTTTGACGAGGTTGGATACGGTGTTAGCAAGTGCAAAGTTCTGACGTTGTAATGCCATAAACAATGTAATAATATCTGTTTTATCAGCTTTGGGTAGTAGGTCTTCAAGTCTTCTTATCTTGAAGTCCTGCTCCACTGTTAACTCTATAATCGGAGGAGGGGGTAAAAAGGATGGGCTGTTTTGCTCTCCAGTCATAATCATCGTTAGTAAGGATCTTTGCAAGTCTTGCGTTTTGTAGTGCAATGTCTTCACCAAGATCCTTCTCGGCAAATGCATCGACAACTGCTTTCCATGTGTAGCCTTTGTCTTCAAACAAAGCAACTGCTCGTTTGATTCCAATTCCGGGAACTCCGCTATAACCATCGGTTTGGTCCCCTGCAAGCGTCTGTACGAGGTGCCAGCGTTGTCCCTCGGCTTCTTCCACATTCACGGTTTCATCCATGTTGTAGAGCGTTCCAGGTATCTGTCGCATGTCCTTGTCAGGACTAACGATAATGTTACCGGGATATTTAGTAGCATAAATACCCATGCTATCATCTGCTTCAAGAGTCGGTAGTATTACTACTTCGTACTCATCTTTGAGAGCATTGATAACACGTTTATATCCACAAGGTTTTTTACGATTACGATGCCCTTTGTAAGCAGGCATAATCTCCTTACGAAAGTTAGTACTATCACTAAAGAATAACACAACTTCAGGTACATCCCACATGAACTGACTTTTAATTTTATTTAGTTCACGTTTGACTGATGCGTATGCTTCACTGAATTTGCTGACAACTAGGATTACATCATCACCAAAGTCAACTTCTGACTCTGCACCGGCACAAGCCTTGTAAACAATGTAGTCTGCGTCAACAAATAACTTCATTTACCTTGGCCTCTATATTTTTTCTTGCCTTTTCGTGGCTTGCTATGTAGGCCATTACCCTGACGGGTTTTCTTTGATGTAAACGGGACTACGGTTTGTACTCCCATCATTGATTTACTTCTCATTAGTGGGTTTCACTCCAGTTGTTTCCGGTTTTTGCTTCAGCATCAATTTTGATTCTGAGTTTGTAGTATTCTCCAGCTGCGAGACTGCTAAATACCAAGGATGAACATAAGTCAGTTGCCTGTTCAGGGGCACACTCGAATTGCAACTCGTCATGTATGAAAGCTAATTGAGAACAACATAAATTTAATTCTTTGATGTTTTGTTGATTGATAACCATCCAACGTTTAGCCAGGATGGCGGAGTTACCTTGAAGGCAGTAGTTTAACGCTTTATGCGGGCTATCCACCATAATTTTTCTGCCATCGATAGCTTTGATAAATCCTCTCTCTGAAGCTGTCTTGATAGCCGCCAAGAGTTTATCGAGTCCATCAATCGCGTCAATGTATGCCGCTCGGATTTCCTTACCTTTTTTCTTAGCTTGCGTGGATGAAAGAAGTTTGTCATAGCTGTGTCCAATTTTTTCGTCACCCGCACCGTACAAAAATGCATACGTTACAGTCTTTACAAGCTTCCTAGATATTCCTATCTTGTCAGCATTTACTTGGTGTATATCTCCGTTAAGGAGGATGTCTGCATATCGTCCGCCGTCATATCTGGCAAGGAAATGAGATAACATACGTAACTCAATCCCAGACAAATCAGCAGCGACCATGACTTGACCCGGAGATGGTAAGAAAAGTTCTCTAAATCTTGAGTCACTTGGAACTTGGGCAAGGTTTGGGTTTCGATGGGCACATCTAAAAGTAGAAGTAGCGACAGAACAATGATGATGGATTCTACTAGCAGTCGTAGATAGCTTCAGCCACGCGTTGGCGCCTTCGGATATCATTCCAAGCATCTTCGTTATCGTCAAAATCCGCAGGAATGCAAGGGCAGTCGGGCTCCCGATCTCCTTCAATATCGGTTCGTCGATGATAGGCTTCCCAGTAGGTGTCTTTTGGGTGGGATTCCAACCATGAAATGTTTGCAGGATCCATGCTATATGATCTCGTGATGTAGGATTTAGTTCTTTAAGGCGTGTAAGCGGAGCGTCTTTGACATAGCCTTGGGTCCGATTATCTCGCTTAGGAGTAAATACTGGTCCGGCAACGTAAGGATGCCTGTCACGTAGTAGTTGATAAGTTTCTTCAAGCTCTTGTCTGAGAGTTGATGCAAGTTTCCATGCAGAGCGTTCATCAAAATACCATCCATGTAGTTCTTGTTTTGTGAGGATTTCGGCTGCTTCATGTTCTAGCGTGATCCATTCAGGTATGGTTGAAAATGGTTCCAAAGTTTTTTTGTGACAGTAACGTCTTGTATCATGTAGTCTTCCATTTCTGGTGACCACTCTTTCCAATCGGTATCTTTACAGTAATCACCTTTAGCTTCGTCAAGGCGATAACCCCAAGCAGCTAGTGAATGTGACCCGTAAAGTTTAAGGGGCATACCAGGCCAAGTCTTTTGTTTGTCAATCTCTATTAAGTTCGGGTGATAAAGACGGCTAAGCAAAAGAGTGTCCAAGCAATCACCAATACGTCTAAACCATGGATAAAACTTGTTGATAATGCTAAGGTCATAATTAATAATGTTATGACCGACAATATAAGGAGCGTCTTCGAGGTATTGGATACCACGAACGATAGGTTCCGTTGCTGATCTTTCCGTAGCTGACGTAAACGATTGGTCATTAAAGACCATTGTGTTTTTAGTTTCGGTGTCGTAGATGCAAAGACAGTGGATTTTGGTAGCATCATTTAATAGTCCGTCTGTTTCTAAATCAAAGATTAGCATTCAACGTCCGTGCCATTGATAGGTTTTATCAACAAACTTAGCACGTTTTACTGCCTCCTCAGTAGGAGGATTAGGCTTGTGCAGTGTTAAATCAATACGAAACTCTGTACCTTCTTTAATGAATTCTTCATTCATAGCTTCGTAATCAGAAATCTGTTGTGGCGTCAAACTCTGCTGGTGCTGTAGTTTCATTGAATTTACAAGTAGATAGGTTGTAGTTTAATCGACAAGCAATGCCTGTTTCCCCAGAGTAGCGATTCTTGAGAACTCTAACAATTGTATCAGAGTGTTTAGTTTCACTCTGTTGATTTCGTTCGAGTCCAATAACTGCATCGCTAAGTTGAGCGATTGCCGCACTTCCTCTAAGTTGTCCGAGTGTAACACGCGCACCTTCTTCATGATTTTGATCGGATGATCCCCGTTTTAAATGTGAAACTAAAAATAATACGATACCAGTTCGTTCAACAAGTGAACGTAACCGTGTCATTGTTTGATCAATCATCCGACGTTCATCACCATCTAGTCCACTCATTAGAATGGATAGGTGGTCAAGAAAGATGATCTTACAATCAAGTCCTGATGCTAGGTATTCAATCCTGTTATAAATAATATCAGGATCAAAACTACCAAACCCGTCAAACAAATAAAGGTTCCAGTTATTAATACTGGAATCAAACGCTTTTGTAAGTTCGTCATGAGTATGTTCTCCTAAGGCTAGGTTTTTACCCACAGAAGCAGACATCAAGCCTAAAGCTGTACGGCGGTTTGACTCTTCAAGTGCCAAGTATCCAACCCGTTCTCCGTTCGATAACAAGTGAGCAGCCAAGTCTCGACACACGGACGACTTCCCTTGGCCCGATCCTGAAGTAATTGTGACAAGCTCACCTCTCCGAATCCCGTGAAGCTTTGATTGAAGTCCTTGAAATGGGTAGTCATAATCAGCTGGTGGTTGTGGTGTGGTAACTAATTCAAGTAAAGATTTAGCATCTACAATACCATCAGGTCTGAATTCCTTACGTTTAAAGAATGCATCATCGATAGCTTTGTGATCGTTAGCCTGTAAAGCGTCTGAGAGGTCCTTGTAAGCCTCTAGACGGGCGATGAAAGCCTTACCAGGTGGTAATACACTCGCAGCCTCTTCAGCAGCCTTTAAACCGGCTTCATCTGCATCGAACCAAAGTACAATTTCTTCATAACCTTGAAGAAACTCCAGGTTTTTTTGTATTGCTTTTTTGGCTCCCGCTGCACCACTAGGTAGTGATACCACGGGCCAAGTTGGAAACAGCTCTGCATAAGACACACAATCTAGCTCACCTTCTGTGATGATTATGCGCTTACCACTACTGCCCCATAAATGTTGACCAAAGAATGTACCAGGTGTTTCTCCTTCGTAAGTGAATTGTTTGTCTTTGGTTTTTATCTTAGCACCTTTTACAATGCCAGATGGATCGTGATAGTAAAACCTTAGCTTGTCCCCATCACGATATACTTTAAATTTCTCACAAGTCTTTTGACTGATCTTGCGTTTCTGCAACCGTTCGGCTGAGCCTTTGATCTGCACAATAGAATTAGTGTGAATGTGTGTTGTTATTTCTTGTCCATCAGTGTAAGTATGGCATACAAAACAATAGCCATGGCCATCTGTATAGATACTATTACCATCAGATGAGCCACAACTATTACATGATTCATGCCTTACAAATTCAGAGGAGCCAGTCGATTGG